CATACTGAATATTTAATGTATTTATTTCTTCTGTCCACATCTGTTCAATGGTTTTCTTTTTAACAATATCTAGTTCTTTTTGTTTTTTTTCCTTTTCAGCAATTAATTTAGCTACATTTTCTTCTTCTACACTATCAATGGTCATTGTTCTTAAATATTTGTAATCATTGTCCTGATCAATAACATCATAATTACGTGATTGTAGCAATTCAATTACTTGTTGCTTTTTCTTTTTTCTTAAATCAATCACATCATCACATTGCTCCTTTATAAATCTTGCCTTATTACTTAATACCATTACTATTTTTTCTAAATGTTTAATCAAATATTCTTTTCTTGTAATATATCCTTGCTTTCTAATTGGAAAATAACAATCAATTATATCATAAATCGTTTTGTATTTTTTAAGTTGCTGTTTATGATTAAACAAATGCATATTTGTGGTTTGTTTTGTAGTTGTTAACTTAAGAATTTTTTCTAATTGATTATGATGTTGATCTATTTGTTTAGCAACCAATTTACCTAATGTATTTGGTTGAAATTTAACAGTAATATCTACTATTGCGTCCGTGCTCATATCTACAATAGATTTAACAATTGCCTTCTTTTTCTTATTTTTATCATCCATCAATGATTCAAGAAACTCCTTATAGCTAGTTGTCCATGTTCCAATAGGAAGCTCTGTTATACGAATACTATCCGAACTAATAATTTGATAACATCCTTTTATCATAAATTTTGTATCATTTAATTTAATAACACTTCCTTTAAAATTTTCATAATAAGGTTCAATATCAACATTATCTTGATGAACTACACCGTTAATTTTATTTTTAATATATTTCATAATTTGAAGTGGATTATAACATAATCCTTCATAACTATACCCAGTTCCAATACCCTTACCACCATTCACCAAAACCATTGGAATAATAGGCAAATAATAGTCTGGTTCTACCATAAACCCATCATCATCTAAATAATTTAACAATGGCATATCTTGTTCTGGAAATATATATTTTGTAAGTGGATTCAATTCAGTGTAAATGTATCTTTCAGAAGCGGCATCCTTACCTCCTTCTAACCGTGTTCCAAACTGTCCATTTGGCATCAACATATTAATATTATTTGACCCAACATAATTTTGTGCTAATCCTACAATTGCTTTATTTAAACTCATTTCACCATGATGATACCCAGAATGCTCTGAAACGTATCCAGAAAACTGAGCAACTTTTATTTCCTTCACTAAATTCTTCTTGAATGCAGCATATATTATTTTTCTAAGACTTGTTTTAAAACCATCAATTAAATTTGGTATAGAACGTTCACAATCATATTTTGAAAAGTGAATCATTTCTTTATCTACAAAATCTTCATATGGAATCTGATTTTTATTGGTTTCCAATACATCATCTCTATCGTATTTTTCTAACCAATCTTTTCTATCATCCGCTCTTTCTTTATTAAATACCTTATCTATTGCATTATCAGATGTATTACCTGTATATGAGAATGTAATAAGTCGTTTATTTTTAAAATACTCTTTAAATTCCTTACTAGTGCTGGTGCCTAAACCCTTATAATATTTAATACTCCATCCTTTTCCATTATTATTCGCGTTTTTCCATTCCTTGTATTTACTTTCATTATAAAAGTTTAATACTCTCTTACCTTTTGTAGCTTTAAGAATAGGAGTATTCATAAAACCAATGAATTTATCTGCTTTAAATAAGTCTCCCCATTGACTATGGAATAGATTAATACACAGTCCTTTAATATGAGAGCCATCTAAATCTTGATCCGTCATAAATATGACTTTTCCATATCGCAATGATTTAATTTCTTTTTTATCATAAACCTTATTGGTAACTAATCCCAAAATCTTTTTAATGTTCGTTATTTCAACATTATCATTGATTTTTTTCTGTGGTAAATCTTTTGTATTTAATAGTTTACCCTTAAGAGGGAAGACGCCTATATAATTTCTATCTTCCTTAGTTAAACCAGACATAATACCAGATTTAGCTGAATCCCCTTCACATAATATCAAAATACAATCACTTGATTTAGCTGTTCCAGCATAATTAGCATCCATTAATTTAGGTAATCCTCTAATGCTTCTTACCTTTTTACCATCATTTTTTTTAGCTGCTTTCGTATCTTTTATTTCATTTAAACTAATAGCAGCATCCATGACACCCATCTTAGCCAACTTATCAATAAATTTATCACTAACTTCACATTTACTACCAAATTTACTTACAGGGGTGTTCATAGATTCTTTTGATTGACTATCAAATGATGGATTTTCAACTACACAATTTAAGAATAACATCAATTGCTCTTTAATTGTATTTTCCTTTACTTTGATTTTCTTTTTCTTTTCAATATAAGATTGCATTTTCTTAGTAATTTGTTTTAGTATATAGTCCACATGTTTTCCACCTCGCGTTGTGCTGATACCATTTACAAATGAAATATGAGTAAATTCATCAACCGGACTTAAACAAACAGCATATTCCCATCGTCCATTTTTAGAGGATTCAAATATACGTTTTGTTTGTTCCTTTTTACCAATATACATGTTAATATATTGTTCAAATGTGCGAATAGGAAGTGTATTGCCATTAAATTTAACAACAACTTGTTTATCAGTTACAGCGGCAATATCATATGTTCGTTTTTTAAACAGTTTAAACATTGTTGGTGTTAGATTATCAATACCAAATCTTTTATAATCTGGTAACCAACTAACCTTAGTGTATGGTTTTACAGATGATTTTTTAATGGTTGGTGGTTGAATTGTTTCAAGATTGTTTTCAAACCGTTGTGTGTATTTCTTTTTTCTAATATGATCTACCGTTTCAATAGTCCCCCATTTTGAATAAATTAATACTAGTTTAAAACCAAAACCATTCTTACCACCAACTATTTTTTTTTCATTTTTATCATAGTTGGTTGATGTTCTTAGATGACCAAATATCATTTCTGGAATCCATAAATCATACTCAGGATGCTTTGCTACATCAATACCATTACCGTCATTTGTCATAGTGATTACACCCGTTTTATCATCTACTTCAATACTGATATTTTTAACTGGTATAACATCTTTAGACTTTTTTTGTTTTTGCGCCATTCTAACGGCATGGTCACGTGCATTAACAATACCTTCATCAAAACACTTAAATAAACCTGGTATCCAAGAGTAATTTTGATAATTAAAACTATCATCATCTTGTAATAACCAATTTTTTGTTTCGTCACTATCTACTTGACCAATATAAGTGTCTGGGGCATCCAAAATATGCTCACGGTCTGTTTTTTTTTGATATTCGTTTGCTAAGTTCTGAGACATGGTTTCAATAATAATGATTATTAACTTATACTTTTAAATCAATTTTATATGATAATAATTTTTATTTAATCATCATCTTCAAAATCATCTATGTCTGAAAAATTATCATAATAAGATGAATACATATTGTATCCTTTTTCATATATCTCATCATCATTTTTAGCTATATATTGTTTAATTTGTACATAACTTAATGGATTAAACCAGTTGAAAAAATGCGTTATATAACTATACCATGTATTATCATAATCCTCGTTATATTTTTCTTTATAATTTTTCTTTGCTTCATGTAATATTTTTTCAAATTGTTCGATTTCTTTTCTAGCGGTTTGAATATCTTTACTATGTATACTATAATTCACATATCCATCGGTTTCACTATCACTCATTATTATAATTTAGAAATATTATTTTAAACACCATTTTTTTATTGTTAAAAATTAATTTAATTATTGAATTTAATTTTTTCTTAATTTATTATATAATGGTAAAAAGAGCCCATAAAAGTGATGACGGTATGTATCATATCAAAGGAAAAAAATTCCAAATGCTAGTTGGTTCTCGTGCTCAAGTTATGCATGAAACCGCTTACAAAACAACTGGTGGTTTAACAAAAAAAAGCCTTAAGAAAAACAAACACGGTAAAATTGTTTCTCGTGCTAAAAGCAACAAAGGTCCACAAATGTTGAAACGCTTACACGACAAAGGATACTTCACACGCAAAGGTAAATTCGGTGCAATTAAGAAAACAAAGAAAAGCAAGAAAGGTAAAAACAAGACCATGAAAAAGAAAGGTAAAAAAAAGAGCAAAAAAAACTAAATATAATTAAAATCAATAGAAATAATTAATATTAATGCTTATAATTAATATTAATGCTTAATAATTAATATTAATGCTTATAATTAATTTGACCAGAATGTTTGCAATACTTTATTAAAATAAATAAATTTATTGGGAATGGTTGATAATATGTAATTGATAAAATACGTTTTTGTTACTATTTTATTAACATTGCCATTATTAGATGTATATTTACAATATTTAGTATAAATAGTATTAAATGATAAATTTTCATTAATAGGGTGAGAAGTATCTTGATGTGATGTTTTCATCAAGTTTATAAACTTATTTAAATCTCCTTTTTTATCCCATAATATACATTTCACATTATTAATGGTTTTATCATCGTTTTCTATAGTATAATCCGTAAAATATTTAATTATTTCAATAACACTTTGTTCATCTACAACTTGAGCGTTATATTTGGATGTTGTGTATATTTCAATAAATTCACTAATTTCTAATTGATCATTGCTTTCTTGTATTATACAATTTTGAATAAAGTCTTTAACATTTACAATTAATGAATTATCATCATGGGTTACACACAAATAATTATTATTTGCAACATCATATTTAGCATAATTTAACATATCTTTATGTAAACGTGATATAGGTATAATATTTGTTGGAATTTGCTTTAATTTTAAATATTTATACCAGAGAAATTTCATATTTTCATATGTAATACGGCTATTTTGTTTTACTGTTATTTTTTGTAAACCAAATGTCTCAACGATTGTTTTTACTGTATTTGTTTTTAAATATAATATATGTTCAGGAGTTTTATGATGTGTTAAATATTTTTCTGAATTTAAATAACGTTTAGAATAATGAACACAAACTACATATATATCAATAGCATGTCTATTTAAAAAATCATTCCATAAACATAATTTATTTGTATTAGAATACAATATTCTGTGTTTAGTTATATCGTGCGTTGATGTAATTTTATCAACAGTAAAATGATTTATTTTTGTTTTAAAAATTTTTGTATTTATACAGTTTTCAATGATAGTTTGAAAATTATTAATAAAATTTAATAAATGTTCATTTATACAACAAACAATATCCGTTTTTTTATTTAATATTATATCACCTAATATACAGCAAAAATATTTAGCGTCATCTTTACTATCAAAAAAATAAGTCATTAAAAACTTAATTACATTTTGAATAGTGTACGATTCAGGGATAGATTGAACTAATAATTGTTTTTTATATTCATCCACAATGTCGTTTTGAATATCAAATTTATATTGACTTAACCGAGGGTGATTATCAATAATATCATTATATATTTGATTAGAAATCATATCTTCTTCAACACATTTATAATGTTTCATATCATAATGTATAAATAAATCTTGTTTTTTTACATAATAATATATATTTTCCATACTAGATAAAAAATAATTTATAAAGTAATCTCTTTCTTTTTTTGTTGAATCAATAACATTTTCCTCTTTACTTATTTTATCGATATGTAATTCTAATTTTTCCTTAACATAATTATTTACTTTATTTAAAATCCTTTTGTTATTTGAATATTTTTCAATTATATTTATAAAATTTATATTAATTTCATTTAATAATTTAACATTATCTATAGACATTTAAATATTAGAAAAAAATTACTTTTAATATTTAAAAATTGGAATTTATTTATACTTTTACAACATTTTTAAATACTTTACTATTTAAACATTCATTTATAGTATATCTATTTTTTTCATGACATATTGTTTTAGTAAGGAAACTAAGTATATTTATCCGTGTTTTAGTATTTGTTAATGTATTGTTATTAATATACATAGGTTTTGTTCTTCCTGAATATATATAGGAAAGCTGTGATTTATAGGTGTAAATATTTACTACATTGAAAACATGTTTGTTATTTAATAACATGAAATATAATATACCAATACTCCAAACATCCGTTTTTAAGTTAACATAATTAAATAAAATAGATTCAGGTGAAATATATCCTATCGTTCCAATATACCTATTTAATCTAACACAATTTCCATATTCAGGTAACACACGGGATAATCCAAAATCAATTAATTTTATCTGATTGTTTTTATTAATAATTATATTTTCAAGCTTTATGTCTGAATGTATTATATTGTATTTTTGTAGATGTTTTACAGCAGTTATTAATTGATAAATAATATATGTCGCTAATTGAAAATCAAAATTTTGCTTAATACACTCAAATAATTCTTGACCTTGACAATATTCCATAAATATATAGTGATACCTTAATGATGTTTGTAAATTAGTAGAGTTATTTACATAAGAATCAAAATACATTGGTAAATGTTTATGTTGTTTATATTTTTTCATAATCTCTATTTCTCTTTCAATACTTAATATATTTTTTGTTTGTTTTTTACAAGCATATAATTTATTATTATCAATATATTTGTAAACAACAGCACTGCCACCTTCTCCAATCGTTTCTAATATGTTTTGTTCATTGAATTTTATAACAGTAATAGGATTTA